TAATAAAAAAATAATATCATATGATATATTCAAAAATTCGCAGTTTAGTGAAGGTCTTGAAAATATAGATTTTACTCAAAGTTATAATGATATTCTAACAGATATTGATAATTTAACAAAATATTGTTTTTGGTCAAAACGAGAATATGAAATTTCAGTGGGTGATGCATTTGAGGAAGATATAAATAAGTTTGAAAAAATTGATGTATATAGGCAGTTAGAACCGCAAATGAGATTGCTTACAGATTATATTCTTATATATTATGATTAATAATGATAATAGTGCTTTTCGCATAAAACCAACTCAATATAGGAGTGTAGGTAAACCGTTAAGCCATTTTAAAAATTGCTACTTGGTTATGTTTGCGTTTGGAAAGTTGGAGTAATTACCGACTTAATATTCAGCAAAAAACCTATCGAGTATACACGAGTTCCTTCGGGAGGTAGCATTAAATATAGGTCATAGGCAGCCCTTACAAGGGATGACAAAAGTATAGTGGCATAATATATTTTATAATTATGCCACACCATAGGGGTATAGCCAAGTGGTAAGGCAACGGAATTTGACTCCGTGATTCGTAGGTTCGATACCTACTATCCCTGCCAACGCTTCTTTTATTCATTGTTCCTTTCAGCGTGGTTAAGAGAAACAGAACAATCGTAGCAGTTTTTATTAATATAGTTTTTCGACAACGTAAGGTGAAAAACATTTCTCGTCTTAATGTGTTAAGGAGACACGACAGACTGTAAATCTGTTCCTTTTGGGGTTGAGTGGGTTCGATACCCTCAGGCGAGACCAATATAAATCTTTAAAACGACATTGAAATATATGTCGTTTTTTAGTGTGTTCAAAAGGCAACAAAGGAAGCAATAAAATTTTAAAGATGGAGGTAACGCGGATGGAAATTTTACGATTTATTGGCGATAATTTATTTTCGACAATAATATCGGGGTTTGCTGTGGCACTCGTGGGGGTTTTGGGCAATATGATAAAAAAGTACAAGAACATGGGCGAAAATATCGACAAAAGGTTTGAAGAAATTGAAGGGAAGATGAATAGTCGATTTGATATAATTGTTGATGCATTATTATCAATAAGCCATGATAGATTGTACCAAGCATGTATGTTTTACATAACTACTGACGAAATAACTGTTGAAGAATTAGGTAATTTAGAATATTTATTTAATGGCTATGCATCGCTTGGTGGTAACGGAACTGGCGAGGAACTTTATAATAAGTGTAAGCAACTTCCTGTTGTAAAAGTAAGAACAAAATATTTAAACAATAAAACAGTTTGAAGGAGGAATTTTAATGGTAAAAAGAATGAAGAATCCATGGTTTTGGGTGGGTATTGTAGGTATTATTTTGACTGCAATGGGCATTGACCCAAGTACACTCACATCATGGGGAGTAGTAGGGCATGAGTTTATGAATTTGGTAACGAATCCATTTATGCTTGTTACAGTGGTAATGGCGGTTCTTGGTGTATTTGTTGACCCATCAACAAGTGGATTCAAGGATTTGGAAAAATATGCATCTGACGAAGCGGATGAATCCGAAGTGAGAGATGACATTGAAAAAAAGGAATCAGAGGTGAAAGTTAATGAGTAAATTTTATCCGTCTCTTAATGCGGGACATGGTAAATCTACAGATGGCTCGTGGGATAGTGGTTGCGTATATGGTAAATATACTGAGGCGAATTTAATGCTTCCAATTACAAAATATATGGTATCTTATCTACGTGGTAGTGGTGTTAAAATTTTGACGGATGCCGACAATGGAAATAAACGAAATATGATTGCAGATGTTACGCTTGCTAATAAAGAAGGTTGTAATATTTATGTTTCTATTCATTGCGATTATTCACAAGCACCCAAAGGTACTATGCCGTTATATGTATCTGAATCGGGTAGAAAACTTGCAGTTGCACTTAATAAAGCAGTTATGAAAGATATGGATATGAAAACCCGTGGAGTATGCAAGCGTACCGATTTGTATGAACTTAATGCAAGTAATGGTGTTGCATGTATATTTGAAACTGGCTCAATCAAAGCCGACCTAAAGAAACTTAAAAAGTCCAAGGCTTATGGTAAAGCACTTGCAAAAGGGCTTTGCAAATATATGGGTGTTAAGTTTACTGGAAAAATGAAATAATAAATAAGGGGTGAGGGTTAAATGGCAAGCATAGCACCACCAAGAGAATCATATTGTATTTATCATAGGCGTATGCTACCCATTAGCGATTTTTATGTATCGCATAATCCTTGGCATCCGAATGGAGTGCTACCTTATTGTAGCGAATGTTGTAATAAAATGGTATATGATAAGTTAAAAAGTGCTGGAAATTTAGAAGCATCTTTGTGGCTTACTTGTGCCGAAGTCGGAGTTCCTTTTATCAAAGAGATATATGTCAAAGTGGATAATGAAGCAAGAAGTACAGATTCTCGTGTCAGAAAATCTATTATTGACAAGAAATATAAATATTTTGGAAAATATTTACAATATCTTAATGCTAAAAAGACCAAAGGGAAAAAATGGGATAGTTTCGATAATACAGATGTTCCTTTAGGTGAAATCGAAACGATGACAAAATCAGAGGAAGCATTGAAACTTGAAGCAAAGAAGTTTGAATTGAATTGGGGTGAGCAATCAGTTGAAGATTATCAATATCTTGAATATAGATTTGATATTTATACAAAAGATATACCTCTAACTGTTGCTCAAGATTCATTGTATAGACAACTTTGTTTAGTTGAATTGGCTAAACGAAAAAAAGAAGCCACGAATGATTCTACGAAAGAAGAACAGACACAAATATTATCTTTAATGAAAACTTTAAAGATAGATAATTTTTCAGAAGTTCGTGATAAGAGTTTAGCAGAACAAATGATTGAAACTCAAATTGCATTGCACGAAAGAACCGAACCATTTGAATTTTATGATGATAAAGAACTGTATCGTGACCAATGTGGTTTGGGTGAATATTGGAATAAGCATATTTTACGTTGTATGAAGAATTTATTAGCGGGCAATAAAGAATATCCAAAGTTAATCAAAGAGTAAGGTGATACTATGGATGAAAAAATGGCGAAACTAATAAATCAAAATGAAGAACGTGAAAATGCAAGACCTAAAAAAATATCGCAAGAAAAAAAGTCAAGTAATTTAAAACATTGGACTACATTTTATAGAAGAAATATAAATTTATATTGTTCGGATAGACTTGGTATAGAGTTAAAACCATTTCAACATTTGATGCTATATCTTATGAATATAAGTATGGTATTTGTTGCAATAGCAAGTAGGGGCATCGGAAAATCTTTCCTTTGCGGAATCCTTGCAACGGCTAAATGTATGCTTTATCCTAAATTTAAAGTTGTGGTAGTTTCGTCTACTATATCTCAAGGTAAAATCATTTATGATAAAATAGAGCAAGAATTATGTGGCGGTAAAGCAGGGGGTGGCTTATCCCCCATACTTGAATATTTATATAAAAATGGTCAAATCAAATTCACTAAAAGCAATGATAGTGAATTGAGAATTGACTTTTTGCTTAACGGAAGTTATATTTTAATACTTCCACCAGTTGATAGTTCAAGAGGTCGCAGATGTAATCTTGTAATCTATGATGAATTTAGACTTGTTAAAAGAAGTCTACTTGAATCTATATTTGAGGGAATGTTAGAACCAAGACGTTCTGATTTTCTTAATAAAAAAGAATATGATGGTCATAAAGAAATGGTCGAAGAAGGATGCTCTTGTTATATTTCATCAAGTGGTTGGAAAACAGATTGGCTTTGGACTTTAGCCAAACAAACATTTATGGATAGCATAACTCCAAATGCGACACCAAGTAATATAATTGCTGGTGACATTTATCTTGCAATGGAACATAACTTAAAGACTCCCGCTGAATTTAAAAAGCAAAAGGCTCAAATGAGCGATACTACATTTAGAATAGAAATGCTCAATGAGGTTTTAGGCGAAGCAGAGGACAGTTATTTTAAATTGGAAGAATTTGTAAGAAATCAAATACTTCAAAAGGGATTTAGACTACCTACAATTGACGAATATATACAAAAGGTTGATTTACATAATAGACCAAAGAAATCTAATGAATATCGAATAATGTTTATAGATTTCGCTTTTGCAAGTTCATTAAGTGCAGATAGCAACGACCATAGTGTTATAGGGGTTTTATGCTGTTTCTGGGAAAATAATCATTTAGTAAGAAATGTAGAATATCTTGAAACTTTAGATGGTGGAGATATTGACCCCGTAAATAGAATAAAAGAAATTTATTATGATGTCGGTGGTATAGATTATGTTGTATACGATACTCGTAATGGTGGGGATATTCGTGCAGTAGAAATGACAAAGAATTATGTCCATGATGAACGTGGTGTAGAATTCCAAGGATTTACGGCATGTAATGAAATGGATTTACAAGTATCATCCGATAATAAAATACTTGATTTATCACAAAAGGCGATTGACCCTAATGCTATACCTTGTTTGATTCCAATAGCTGCTACTGATGAATTGAACAGTAACATGTGGATGGAATTAAAGAAATGTATGAGAATAGGTACAATAAGATTCTTAATAAATGAATTAGAGTTTGAGCAGAAATATGAAGATAATAAGAAATGGATAATGATGACATCTACTGAAAAGATGATGACAAGATTGCCATATGTTCAAACAGATTTATTATGTGAAGAATTAATTAATTTAACACCTACATATAATAATGGAAAGGTTAAATTATCAGAGCCGAGAAGTGGTTGGAAAGATAGAGCCGTTGCTCTATCTTATGGAAATTATATAGCGACAAGACTTGAAGAAAGACTTGCACAAAATTCAAATGCAGACTCTTATGATATGAGTGATTGGGAGAAGGCATTATTAGAATAAAAGAAAGGAGGTAAATTTGTGAGCAAAGAAAAAATACCTAATGATAGTGATATTGCATCAGTATTAGAATTTGCACAATATCTATATCAACCTGTGTTTGGTAATAACGTATATACACCAGAAATGTTGTATCAGAATTTATTGAATTTGAATGTTTTACCTAAAAGCACTAATTATGAAGATATGCTTAAAGTGTTAAAAGACGCAAAAGCAAATGCTTCAGATATTCAAGGATATTCTCAATTTCTTGAAAATGCGAATATCATGTATAAACGAACATTGGAATATTATGTAAACCTCCTTTCGTTTGATATGTATTGGACTGTTGAAGGTTCTGAAAATTGGACTGAAAAAGATTGGAAAGATAAAGACTTCAAAAGCGATTTGGCTCGTGCATATAAATTCTTTGATAATTTTAAATATAAGCATGAGTTTAGACAAGTGTTATTAGAAATGATGCGAAAAGAAGTTGTACATACTTGGTTTAGACAACTTAACACAAATTCAAATGCTCCTAAATATACTTTACAAAAAATGCCACAGCAATATTATAAGATGACTGGATATTGGGAAGGTGGCATTTTATCAGATTTTGATATGCAATATTTTTTGCAACCAAGTGTAGATATAGATAATTTCGACCCGATATTTAAGAAATTATTTTATGATACATTTATGGGCGATAATTATGAAAATTATAACCCAGCAAATCAATTAGCAAGTCGTGATGGGGTATTTGCTACTTATATACAATTATCACCAGATTGGGGCGATTGGACGTTTAAAATGGATATGTCTAATTTTGAAAAGACACCATTTTTAACACCATATATCAAAGACGCTTTGTATGTTGGAGATGTGGAGAAATTACAAAGAGACAAAGATATGCTTTCAGCAATTGTAGTATTACAAGGTGAGATTGGAATGTTGGATAAATCCAAGAGTGGACAAACAAAAGACCAAACTGCATTTAGTCCACAAATGCTTGGTAATTTTATGAATATTGTAAAATTGGCATTGAGTAATAATAATATCAAACCAGTTGCCGTTCCTTTGGAAGAAGTTGAATGGAGACAATTTGAGGATAAAAATACGTCAATGTATAGTAATGCTCTTAAATCAGTTGGTGGTTTAGGTGCAAGTGCAAATCGTATAATATATGCAGATGATAAGGCAAGCCAAGCAGAACTTGAAGCACAAATAACAGCAGATTATGAATTGATTAAAAATAAGGTATACCCACAATTTGAAAAGTTTATGGACTTTTTCTTAAATAAGAAAATGCGTAAATATAAGTTTCATATTCATTTTGATGGTTGTTCCCAACCTTTCATGCGAGAACAAAAGATGCAAAGAATGTTAGATTTGACCAATATAGGAATGACATTAGCACCATCTTATATTGCAAGTTGTATAGGAATAGAACCAAATGAATTTGATAGGTTGTTGTCTGAAGGACATAATGGTGGACTTATTGATAAATTAACACCGCTTGCGTCTATGTATACGACAAGTGGTAATGCTACAAACGGAAAATCGTCAGTCGGTAGACCATTGAAACGTGGTACACGTTCAACGGACTCAAGAGAATATGACGATTCAAATTAAGGTGGTGAGGTTATGAATAATCAAGATAGATTAACAGATGCTATGTCTGACCTTACTACTTTATTGGTAGATGTTACAACTGAAATAACAAAAACTACAGAGCCAGCAAGGTTGGTAGAATTGTTAGATTTAGTTAATAATATAACAACCAATGTTAAACGTATAGGTGATACAGTTGTATTGGAAAAGGGTGAGCAACTACCTACTCCACAATCTACACCTATAAATAAAGATAAGGAAGAAGGTGAAGTGGATAATGTTGATAGCCAAGGAGACAAGTGATGCTTTAGATATTTTGTATGGTAAGTTTTTTGACTTAAATGCAACTTTAGATAGAGCAGTTTCCATATTGCTAAATGATTGGGCGATGCCACAAGCAAACGATATTATACACCATAAAATTGCTCACGCTACACCATTGCTTGCTGATTTAATTTCAGAGATAAAAGATAATTATAATCTTGCATCTATTCGACCAGCGGTTCATGCTGATAGCAGAAATTATGCAAATTTAGCAGATATGTTCAATACTATTGTTGGTGAATTTGAGGACACATATCAAATGATAAAAATGACCGATAAGATTGCCAAAGAAAATAATGATGAAAATGTCCACGCAGATTTGTTGGATTTTATGACTATATTTAATAAATTTATTGGTCAGATGTATACTTTAAGAGATAAGGCAGTACAAATGCCAGATTCGTATGATGAATTTGACGCTCATATATCAATGTGGGGAATTAATGGATTGGATTAGGTGATATAATGTTAAAAAGACAGAAACCATACAATCTTGCTTTATATACGGCAATCGAGCCATCAAAGGTAACTGAATTGCATTTGGCTGGATTTTATCCAGAATATCTTTGGGGTAGATATGTTTATTTTAAGACTACAGATGAATTGATTTCATATCTTAATGGTGAGCCTAATACAAAAAAGCAAGAGAAAAAAATTATTAAAGAAGAAAAACCAAAAGAATCTAAAATAGATTTAACAAAGGCTTCTTACTCAAAAAAATCTTCAAAAGATGAAAGATGAAGGAAGAATATTTGAAGAAAGGGGGTAAGGCTATTGAGCGAAACATATAAAACTTTTTCGATAGACGATATTGAATTATACACTAATGATGATGATTTAGATTTTGCAACTGTAAAAATTTGGGCATTAGCGGAATTTAATAATTCACATGGAAATCCTATAGATTTTTCAGTTTTAGAAAAATATGCACCAACCATTTTGGGCAAATTTATTATTGCAAAATTTGATAAATTTAAAGGGGATGTAGAAACTCATGTTCCCGACCAATCTATAATGGGATATGTGTTGCCTACGCAAGATATTAGTTTTGAAGAAAAAGATGGTAAGCGTTTTATTACGGTGTTAGGTGTTTTAAGTAAACTTTATGCAGTAGATGTGGTTCAAATGTTTAAAAAGCACAATCATAGAGAAGTGTCATGTGAATTTACTTGTATAGAAGCAGAGGAAGATGAAAATGGAAATAGAGCAATATTATCATTTGATATACATGGTATTACAATTTTAGGATTAGAATATCGTGCCTCTTGTGCTGGTGCAGAAATAGAAGTAATAAAATTTGCAGAAACTCATAATGCTAACACTTTTAATAAATTAAAAGATTTTTCGGAAAGGAGGAAAGAGTTAATGGCTGGAAAAACTTATAAAGTAAATAAATCAAAAGATGCCATGTCTAACACTCCTTGGGGCAATGTTGACAAAACTGCATTGCGTAATAAGATATTAGAAGCGTCTAACAAGGCTTCACTTGTAAAATCTGTATATATGCAAGTTGAAAGCGGTTGGGAGGATGCTCCAAGTGAAAAACTTAAATATCCAGTAATGGAATTTAAGGGTGATGAACTTGTTTATAACCGTGGTGGATTAAGTTTGGCTTTAGGATATGCAAAAGCGGGAAATGAAAGTGCTGTTGTATCTAAAGTGGAATCAATATATAAGAAATTAGGTTTAGACGAGGGAGAGGAAAAGAAGATGGCTGAAAAATTTAGTGAAATCGAAAGTCGTGTAGTAAAGACTTTCGGTGAACTTGAAGGCAGACAACTTTATGGTGAAGTCATTAGGCGTGTCGAATCCAAACTCGGTAAAGATATGTTTGTCGAGGATATTCAAGATAAGAAAGTTGTGGTAAAAAATGCCAAAACTGGAGAACTTTGGGATATTCCCGCAAATATCAAAGTTGGAAAAGATGACGAATCAATGAGTATTGATATTGATTATGACGGAATGAAGAAATCTGTTGACCAAAAGGCATTTGCAAAAGCAGATGAAAAAGAAGTAGATAAGGCTGACAAAGATACCGAACCAAACGATGCAAAAGACGCAAAGGACGGCAAAGGTGATGATGAAGATGCCGAGGAATTTGCTAAAGACGATACCGAAACATGTTGTGATTCGGAATGTGCAAAAGAGTGTGCAGACACCAAGGAATGTGCAGACAAAGAGTGTGAATGTGATTCAGATAAGAAAGAATTTTCATATAACGCCGACATAGACATGGCAGCATTTAATGCTATGCTTGAAAATGAAACTGACCAATATAAAGAAATGGTCAATGAAATGTTCGATTCAAAAGATATGAATATTATAATGTCAAAATATCTTGAAATGGCAAAAGAAAAGGATAATCTTCAAGCATATAAAGACGCTAAAATGGCAGAAGAAGTAAAATGTGCCGTTGATGCTTGTCTTGCTGATGCAAAAGACGATTTGACACCAGAACAATTTAGCGATTTACAAGAAAAAGGCAAAGAGTTGTCTATGGAAGAATTTGCTGAATTTTCTAACAATGTTAAAGCATTTGCGTATGAAAATACCAAAGGCAGAAAATCAAAGAAAGCAACAAATCATATCGAAATGAAAGGATTTGCTGAATTTCTTGATAATAAATCAAATGATATAAATAATACTTTTAGTAAGTATTGTAAGTAAAGAAAAGGAGAGATATTAATATGTATGGATTTATGATAGAAAAATCTATTGTAGCAAAAGATGTTGATGCTTACAACAGAAGTGCTATCGCTACCGTTGATATTGATGGTGGAAACCTCGTATCACTCGCAGCTGGTACAACCGCAGAAGCACCTTGGACTGCTACTGTTCCAGCAAGTGCAGCAACTGGTCTTTGGATGGCTTATAACCCACAGGAAGCACTTTCTGCTGTTAATGGACAAGTATATGCTGGTCTTTCAAATGACCCAAGGGCATATACGAACTTGGCTAATAGACCGTTTACGGTATTCAAGCCAAAGAAATATGATGTAATTGGATTCACAAAAGATTGCTTTGATAGCACTCTTACGACTTCAACTGCTGTTGGAAGTTACTTTGGTGCAAAGGCAAATCAAGCAACTATGACTTGTTCTTCAACTGCATTGACTGGAACTTCATTCCAAGTTATTTCAAATGGAACTCTGCCATTCCCTGCTGCTTCTGGTACTGTTGGACTTTCACAATATCAGTTCGTTGTTGGCGAATGTGTAGTAGAGTAATTTTAGGAAAGGAAGAGGTGAAATAATAATGAGAGAACTTAATAATGTAAAAACATTTGCTGAATCTGCTCCTGAATTTGCACAAATGTGGAAAGACTATTACAATCAGTGCCAAGCCGAAAACGGAGTAAAGGGTAAAGTTTTCAGCACTGAATTTTCCAAAGATGAAAAGGAAAAAGCAATCAATAAGGCTTTTGCTGAATTGGTTGAAAAGAAGTCTAAATATAGCGTTTCAGATTTCAATAACGTAGAAGAGTTCGCTTCTGCTCCAACTATTAGAGCATTTGCTGATTCAATAATGAACAACATGATTGATATGGTACTTCCAGAAACACTGATTCAATCAATCGGTTATTTCTGTGATTTCAAGTTCGGTGGATGGGGAGATTCATTCCAGTGGGATGTTGAAAACAATGCACTGTACACAGTATCAATGGCTGGTCAGAGATTGAGAACTGCTCCCGCTCAAATTTTGAGGGGAACGACCATGACTCTTGCTCCATATAACCACAACGTAACTGTAGAGACTAATCTCGCAGATGTAATGGCTAATAGGGTAATGCTTGCTCCACAAGTAATGAAAGCAACGAGAAGCATGGAATCTCAAATGAGAAATGAAGCATATGATGCTTTCACTACTGTTATGGATTCTGCAACTATGCCAACTGCTCTGCAAGTTCAGAACTATACAGAAAATTCACTGTTGACTCTTTGTCAGACAGTTACGGCTTACAATCAGGGAAGAAAAGCCGTTATTGTTGGTACACCAGTCGCACTGAAGAGCGTATTGCCTTCAAACAGCAATTACAGATATATGCTTGAAGATGACTATGTAAAACTTGGTAACGTACAAGCATTCAATGGATATGACGTACTTCCTCTTGACCAAGTTGCAGACTACACTTCAACTGCTTATGGACTGAAATTGAAGGACAACAGGCTTTATGTAATATCACCAGCAAGTGATAAGATTGTAAAGGTTGCTGTTGGTTCAACTTATAGCCATACTGACGCTATTTATGATAACGCTAACCTTGCTCAAATGAGTACGCTCAATAAAGCATGGGCAACTGGTGTTGTTACTAACTCCGTTGCTGGCGAAATCAAACTTTCATAATTTGAAAATTTATAAGGGGGTCAGCATTGACCCCCTATA